GCGTTCAACGCGGCGGACGCGGTCGCCGGGGACCGCGTGCGGCTCCGGTACATCGCGACGCCGGGCGTGGGCAACGGCCCGGCGGCCTCGCTCTCGGGGCGGCTCGACTCCGACGTGGAGTTCTGATTTCCGCGGGCGCCTCGTGCGCCCGGCCGTGAGGCGGCGGCACTAAGCCGGAGAGCACCGGCACCGTCTCGATCCCCCAACGCCCACGGTCGGCGGAGAACGACCGGGAGAGGAAAGCGCAGATGCCAGACGAGAAGAAGCCGGACGCGGCGCCCTCGGGTACGCCTGCACCGGGCGCGCCCCCCGCAGCTCCGCCCCCCGAGCCGTTCGCGATCTTCCAGGACGCCGATGCGTTCAACAAACGGGTGGACCGCGAGGCGAGGAAGCGCCTGCGGGAGCTAGGGATCGAGGATCCGGACGCGACGAAGGCGGAGCTGGAGGCGGCGGCCCGGCTCAAGGCGGAGGCCGAGGAGCGGCGCAAGGCGAGCCTCTCCGAGGTGGAGCGAGCGAAGGCCGAGGCGGCGGAGGCGAAGGCCAAGCTGGCCACGGTGGAGCAGGAGCGGGACGCCGATCGGTATCGGGCGAAGGTGACGAGGCTCGCGGCCGAGCGGGGGATCAAGAACCTCGATTACGCCTACTGGGCGCTGGCGAACGACCAGAGCGACCAGGAGGAGGGGGCGGTGCTCGATGCGCTGCTCGCGCAGCCCTCGCAGCGCGCGGCGCTCGGGCTCGTGGAGCCACCGGCGCCACCGGCTCCGCCGACGCCGACGCCAGCGAACACGGCGCCGGGTGTGACGGCGCCACCGGCGCCACCGGCGCCTGGGACGCCTCCACCGGGCAAGACGGCGTTCGACATGACGCCCGACGAGTGGGCGAAGAAGCGCGCGGCGCTAGGGCTCTGAGGCAGTGGCCAACCGAGCGCGAGACCGCACGGTGCGGCGAGCGCGGCTGCTCGCAGCCTCGGCTGCACGAGCAGGGCGCGGCGTGCCGGGGCTCTTCCTGGAGCGCATCGAGGACCGCGAGGAGGAGGGCGGCAAGCGCGTGGCGCAGTTCCGCTTTCTCTCGCTCCGGCGCGCGCGGCAGCGGCTCAAGGCGCAGCCGGCCCGGCAGCGCGAGCGCACGCTGCGGGCGCTGCGGGCGTGGATCACGGGCGCTGCGGCGTGAGAGGCCTTGCGGCGGTGTCCCGGGCCCGGTAGCTTCTGCGCTGACACCGGACTCGGGTTTCGCACCACACGCGACGACGGCGGCGAACAGTCGGGCAGAGCGGGTACCCACGGGTCGAAGACAACCTCTCCAGTCGGAGGCTCCTCGTGACCGTCTCTCTCGCAGCCATCGGCATCCCGGCCGAGATCGTGAACCTCATCCAGGATCGCACCTTGGAGCGCGTCTTCCACGATGCGAACGTGCCTCGCCTCCTGTTCCGATCGGAGGCCATGGCGGAGCTGTGGCCCGCCAACCTCGGCGAGCGCATGGTGTTCACCCGAGCCGGGCGCATTCCGGTGACGGTCGATCCGCTCACGCCGGGATCGGACCCGACGCCCGCGAGCTACGCGATCGAGCAGTGGGAGGCGGAGGCCCGGCAGTTCGGCGGGACGATCGACACCCACATGCCGAGCGCGTACGTGTCGCTCGCCTCGATCTTCACGCGCAACACGGTGCAGCTCGGGATCCAGGCGGGCGAGACGCTCAACCGGCTCGTGCGCAACGCGCTCTTCCGCGCGTACCTCGCGGGGAACACGAACGCGATCGCGGCGGCGGCGATCGGCGCGACGGCGGTGACGGTGGCCTCGCTCAACGGCTTCACGGAGGTGCTCGTCAACGGGCGCCCCGTGCCCGTCTCGCCCGGCAGCCCGCTCGGCGTCACGTTCACCGGCGGCGAGCCGGCGAACACGGTGATCGGGGCGACGCCGCTGAACCCGGCGCAGCCCTTCGGGCCCGGCATCCTCACGCTCGGCGCGGCGCTCACGGTCGGGCTCGCGCTGCGCGCGGGCGTGTTCGCGGCGAGCCGCTCCACCATCACGCGCGTCGGTGGCGGCGCCACGCCCGACGCGCTCGTGGCGGGCAACATCCTCACGCTCCAGACGATCATCGACGCCGTCTCGGCGATGCGCGCCGACCTGATCCCGCCGTGCTCGGACGGCTACTACCACGTGCACGTGAGCCCGCAGGGCGAGGCGGAGCTGTACGCCGACAACGCCTTCCAGCGGCTCTTCCAGTCGCTGCCGGACTCGGCGGCGTACCGGGATCTCGCGATCGGACAGCTCCTCGGCTGCCGGTTCTACCGGAACACCGAGACGCCGGGGCTGCTCAACGCCGGGGCGCTGATCGACACCTCGGGTGGCGGCGGCGTGGCGCGCGAGAGCCCGGAGGTCGGTGCCGAGGTGCAGAACCAGACGGGCGTGGGGATCCGGCGCGCGATCATCATCGGCGGCGGCGCGATCTACGAGAAGTACCTCGATGAGTCGCGCTTCCTCACGGAGGCGGGCGCCACGGGCAAGATCGGGGAGTTCGCCGTGATGAACAACGGCGTGCAGGTGATGACGAACCGGATCCGGTACATCCTCCGGGCCCCGCTCGATCGCGTGCAGCAAGTGGTGTCGCAGAGCTGGAGCTGGAGCGGGGACTTCCCGATCCCGAGCGACGGCCTCACGGGCGGCACGGCGGCGCGCTTCAAGAGAGCACGGGTGATCGAGCATAGCTGACCCACACGCTTGAAGTCGTAACCCGAGTGGCCTACGACTGAGCGCGTGGCGAAGCGGTGTTCGATCTGCGGAGGGGCTCATGGGGCAACGCGCTGCCCGGAGCCCCTTCGCGATCCGTCATCTCCTCGGCAAGACGGAGAGGCAGTGCGATCTCGTGTGCGCGAACTGCCACCGGATCCGCACGCACGAGCGCGAAGCGACCGCAGCCGAGTGAGCATGCTACCGTGGACGCCATGGCCGACGAGAAGCCGAAGAAGAAGGGCAAGCCCGAGGCGGCAGAGGGTGCGCTCGTGCAGCACACGGAGCACGAGCGGGGGCCTGCGGCGCTGGCGCTGCCTGCGCCCGGGGCGGCGGACGCCGAGCGGCTGCGGGCGCTCTCGGATCTCGATTTCGCGCGCTTCGCGGAGCCGTACGGGCGTGGTGGGATGCTCGCGAACGTCGGGGGCGTGGAGCCGTGGCGCGAGGTGATCCGGGCCGAGATCACTCGTCGCTCGGCGGCGGCGGTGCAGCGTGCGGAGATCGAGCGCGCGAGCCTCGCGGCGCTCGCCAAGATCGAGCACTACCGCGTCGTCGCCGAGTCGCGCGTAAGCCTGCCGGGGCAACAGGTGGTGCTCTGCGAGGGGCAGGTGGTCTCGGAGCACACGCACGATCTCGGGGAGCTGCGCCGGCAGGGCGTGGCGCTGGTCCCGTGCGAGGCACTGAGGGCGCCGGCCGTGACGGATCGCGATCAGGGGTACGTCGCGGCGCCGAGGGGCTTCGATGAGATGAGCGAGCCGGTGGGCGGGAGCTGAACCAGAGGAGGCGCGCGTGGCGTTCACGGCCGAGGAGCAGACGAGGATCCTGCACCATCTGGGGTACGCGGACTGGCAGTCGATGGCGCAGAGCATCCAGCTCGGCTACCCGGCTGCCTCGCAGCCCGCGTTCCTCGTGCGCGACTCGTTCGGGCGGTTCGCTCCTCCGGCCGAGGGCACGATCCGGCGCGACCTCTGCGAGTTGGAGAGCATCGAGGCGCAGCTCTCGGCAGCGCGGCAGCGCTTCTCGGCGAAGACGGTGGGCGAGGTGGAGCTGAACCCGAGGGAGACGGCGATGCTGCGCGAGGAGTACGGCTTCTGGCAGAAGCGGCTCGCCGACGATCTCGGCGTGTTCGTTAACCCCTACTCGCAGATCGGCGTGAACGGCCTGGGCGGAGGGCTCAACGCGCGCGTGATCGGGTGAGGTGGGAGCCGTGACGGATCGCGACGAGGAGGCCTCGGGCAACCCGAGGGTGGGCTACGGGGAGGCGGACCCCACGCTGCACGAGCTGCGAGCGCCGGCACGCTCGCTCGTGGAGGCGCTCGGGCCGACGGTGGACATGGCGCGGCAGATCGCGGTGGACCTCGGGGTGAGGCCGTACACGGTGACTTCGATCACGGTGCGCTGGAGCGGTGGGGCGGTGGGGCGTGGCGAGGCGCGGCTCGTCTCGGAGGTGGAGTGGCTGCCTACGCCGGAGCTGCGGAGCATGGACGGCGTGAGGGGTGCGATCGTGCCGGTGGGGCGAGTGGAGCGCGGGGACGCGCGGCTGCGGCGCGTCTCGCCGAGGTACACGGAGGCGGAGCTGTTCGCGATGTGCGGGTGCGCGCTCGTGGACCAAGCGCTCCAGGTGTGGATCGAAGTGCGGGTGGACGAGCGAGACGGCGAGACGCGCCGCAGGCGCTTCACGGTGCAGGGCGTGCCCACGCGCAGGCCGTTCGAGTGGGAGGTCACGCTCGCCAAGGCGGACGAGGACCGCACGCCGGGCGGGCTCGTGCGGGACGTGACGCCGCGATGAGGTACCGGGTCAGCCTCGACCAGTTCCAGCGGATCGTGGCGCACCTCGGGCCGGAGCTGAACCGGGCGATGATCACAGGCCTGCGCTCTGGCGCGGCTCGGCTCGCGGGGCTCGTGGTGGAGGAGATCGACGCAGCGGAGCCGCACCCGGCGGTGGATCGGGGCGAGCTGCGCGGGAGCGTGCAGGTGGAGCGGGTGGATGACGGTGCGATCGTGGAGGTGCGGGCTCCGCACGCGGCGATCATCGAGTACGGGACGCGCCCGTTCTTCCCGCCGATCGCCCCGCTCGCGGCGTGGGCGAGGCGCAAGGGCTTCACGGATCCCGAGGGCGCGGCCTTCGCGATCGCTCTGGCGATCTCGCGGCGAGGGATTGCCCCGAGGGGGTACTTCGCGAAGGCCGTGGCGCGGGGCAAGCGCTGGGTGCGGATCGAGGTGGACCGCGAGCTGGCGGCACTCGGGCGCCGGCTGCCACGGCTGGGGTGACAGCGCGCGCGGCGCGGGGCATCCTGCGGGCATGCCGCTGCAACAGGGGAAGAAGGCGATCTCGAAGAACATCGGGACCGAGGTGCGCTCGGGGCGGCCGCAGAAGCAGGCGGTGGCGATGGCGCTGGAGACGGCGCGGCGGGCGGCCAAGAAGGCGGGCAAGAAGGGCCCCCCGGCGCCTCCGGAGCGCCCGTAGGCGCCCGTGGCCGTCTCCCTCCCGGCTCCTGGGAGCCTCCTGCTCCCGCGCGTGCCGCAGCTCCCTCCGGCAGCGGCGGTGCCGACGATCGACGCCCGAGGGGCGGCCACGGAGGCGCTCCTGGCGTACCTGCGCCGGCTCGTGTGGCGGCGCTGGGGCGCGGAGGCGGCCGACACGGAGTTCCGGCTGGACGAGGTGGTGGACGAGTGGCCGGAGCCCGAGCGGCGGCTCCAGTACCCGGCCTGCTCGCTCACGGAGCCGGCGGACGGTGCGTACGAGGCTCACGCGCTCTCGCCGACGATGCTGGAGGAGACGGCCGGGCTCTTCGGGCCCCCGAACAGCGTGCTCTGGAAGCTCGGGGAGGCGGCCTTCGAGTTCCAGGCGGACTTCTGGGCGACCGACGCGCCCACGCGGGAGGCGATCGCGGCCGGGCTGCCGGCGGCCTTCGCGCCGGGCGAGGACGGCGCGAGGGTGATCCTCGCGGGCTCCTGCCGGTACTATGGGCGGCCGGTGCGGGCGCGGCTCGCGGCGCTGCCGCGGAGGATCGACACGGAGGGGAGCACGTACGCGCGTGAGCGGCGGCTGCTCGCGCGGCTGCGCTGCGAGATCGAGATCGTGGAGCTTCGCTGTGGTACGGTCCTCTCGCCGACCGTCGATCTCCGGGAGATCGGCGAGACGGTGGAGCCCGGGGAGCACGAGGCCGAGCCGAGGCGGATCGACCTCGGAAGCAGCGGAGGAGCGTAGACCATGGCCGGATTCATTCGCCGATTCTCCACGTTCCCGACGCTCGCCGAGCTGGCGGCGATCGAGGCGATCAACATCGTGGACCTCCCTCCCCCGGCGCCGACGACGGGGATCGCGACGGGCACGCTGCTCGTGGTGGGCGAGTTCGAGGACGGCCCGTTCGCGGTCGCTGGCGCCGATGCTGCGCGGTACGTGAACCCGGGGACGACGCGGATCCTGGAGGCGCTCACGGCCGAGGACATGCGGCAGAAGTACGGAGCCTTCGGCTTCACGTACGCGGGCGTGAGGTACTCCAACCCGTGCGCGCGGCGGCACGCCACGGAGAACTGGAACGGCAACGGGTTCCTGCACCTCAAGTTCTGCCGGGCGCAGAAGTTCGTGATCGCGCGCGTGGACAGCTCGGTGGGCGAGGTGGGCTTCCAGGCGCTCGCGGCGATCGACGGTGCGGTGGGCCCGTACGTGCTCGCCCCGGGGCAGACGATCTCGGTGACGACGCAGGCCGGCGGCCCGGCGGCCTCGACGGCGATCGCGGCAACGGCGGCGACGGTGGCGGGCGGCCCGTTCGCGGCCTCCGGCTACCTCGGTGGCGAGTCGATCGACCTCACGGTGGACGCGCTGCCGACGGTGCGGATCGTGTTCTCGGCGGCCGATCAGACCCCGGCGCAGGTGGCGGCGCGGATCAACGCGGTCATGGGCTTCACGGTCGCGACGGCGGGCGTGGGCGTGACGTTCACGGGGCTCCAGCTCGGGACGGGTGGTCGGATCGTGCTCGCAGACGGCTCCGCGGGCGCGCTCGCCTCGATCGCGCACGTGGCGGGCACCACGGCGGGGACGGGGAACGTCGTCAACGTGCTGGCCGTCACGGCGGCCGAGGTGGCGGCGATCATCAACGCGACGCCTGCGCTCGCGGCGATCTTCGCGGCGGGGCAGGTGACGAGCGACGGGCGGATCCGGGTGCTCTCCACCACGGCGGGCACGGGCACGGTGCTCGTGGCGGCGGGCGCGATGGCAACGGCGCTCGGGCTCACGCCGACGGCCACGACGGTCTCGGCGGGCGTGCACGGCGGCGGCACGATCGCGGCGGGCACGCGGGTGCGTACGGCCGGCGGAGCGGAGTGGGTCACGATGCAGACCCTCACGATCCCGGCGGGCACGGCGGCGGCCCCGCAGGGCGGCCCCTTTGTGGTCCGCGTGCGGCCGGCGCTGGACGACGGCACGGCGGCGGGCACGGCGCTCGCCACCGTCAACGTGGTGGTCGATCAGCCCGCCTTCCGGCCGCAGGCGGTGAACAACGCGGCGGCGCTCACGGCGGCGCTCACCGAGGCGCAGCTCGACGTGCGGTACGAGCAGGCGTTCGACGCCACGCTCGATCTCACGACCCCGGCGCGGCTCGCGAACTTCTCGGCCTCCCCAAGGCGCTCTGATCCGGTGGTGCGCAAGGGGCGGCAGAACGCGATCGACGCCTCCAACGGCGGGCACTTCGGGCGCAAGTACCTCACGCGGGCGCCGCTCGGGTTCACGCTCTCGCAGGCGCAGGCGGACGTGGCGCTCTGGAGGAGCGACCGGGTGTTCTACACATGGCCCGGGTGGCGGGTGCGGATCCCAGAGATCGCGGAGCGCGGCGCGGCGGGCGGGATCGGGTTCACGGCCGACGGCGTGATCACGATCGGGGCGGAGTTCGCGCTCGCGACGATCGATGCGCTGCTCGCCCCGGAGGAGGATCCAGGGCAACAGACGGGGCTGATCGAGGACTTCTTCCAGGTGGAGCCGCAGGCGACCACGATGGGGATCGCGGAGTACACGGCGCTCAAGGCGGCGGGGATCTGCGGGCCTCGGCGCGATCCGGACTCGGGCTCGATCTACCAGAGCGGTGTCACGAGCGACCTCACGCCCGGGCTCACCACGCAGGCTCGGCGCAAGATGGCCGACTTCATCCAGGATACGCTCGCGCAGCGGCTCAAGCCGTACGCGAAGAAACTCAACTCGCAGTCGCGGCGCGACTCGATCCGGGCGGTGGTGGAGCAGTTCCTCTCGTCGCTGCTCTCGCTCCAGAACCCGGAGCTGGCGCGGATCTCGGGCTTCGAGGTGGACGCGGTGAGCGGGAACACGCCGGACATGGAGGCGCTCGGGATCTTCGTGCTGATCGTTCGGGTCCGCACGCTCTCCTCGCTCCAGGCGATCACGATCCAGACGGAGATCGGCGAGGGCGTCACGATCACGGAGCTGGCGGCCTAACGGCCGCGGAGGAGCAGGCGTCATGGCGCAGCGCATCAAAGGCTTGGAGGTCCGCCTCGTGATCACGGGGCCGGACGGCACGGAGGACGGGCTCGCCGACGTGAAGTCGTTCGAGGCCGAGATGCAGATGGAGATCCTCTCGCAGGGGCTGCTCGGGGAGGCCTCGGAGCGGAAGGACGACATCTTCAAGGGCATCCGAGGCAGGGCGGAACTCCAGATCGAGAGCACCGCGCTCTTCACCTTCGCCGAGCGCATCAAGCGGCGCGCGCAGCGGCGCACGCCTGCGGCGGAGGTGTGGAACGCGATCGGCCTGTACGAGCTGCCCAACGGCGAGCGCGTGCAGGCGGTGTTCGAGGACATCTTCTTCGGAGCGTTCCCGTTGGCCACGGGGAACCGGGACGACTACGTGACGGCGACGGTGGAGTTCGAGTGCTCGGACTGGCGGATCCTCACGTCGTAGGCGGCGTGAGGCGGCGCAGGGCGAGCACGGGGTCAAGCGGAGGGAACCATGGACGACGAGAGCGAGGAGCAGCCGGGGGCGGCAGCGGCGGTGGAGCACGCGCAGGAGGAGGAGGCAGCGCCTCCTCCAGGCAACGCGCGGCTGCTCGCCGAGGTGTTCGAGCGCTGGACGACGAGGGGCAAGGTGGGGCCTCCCAAGCTCCCGCGGCGGCAGGCGCGGTTCCTCGTGGACGCCACGACGTGCACGCCCGGGGTGTTCCCGGAGGACTTCTGGCTCACGATCCGGGGCATCACGAGCCGCTCGGAGCTGGAGGCGGCCAAGGCGGCTGGCGGTGAGCCCGTGGCGCTGGCGTTCGAGATGGCCCGGGCCTCGCTCTACGCCGTGAACGACGTGCCGCTCGACGTGGGCAAGGGGCAGGACGTGTGGCTCTGGAACGTCCTGGACACCGGCGGGCGGCAGCTCGTGGTAGCGCAGTTCATGGCGCTGACGGGCCTCACGCCGGAGGCGCAGGGAAAAGCGCGGCGCTGGCTCACGATCTCCTGAGACGGCGAGGCGCCACGGAGGCGTGGGCGCTGTATCTCTCGTGGATCGCGGGCTGGCGCCGAGTCGGGCTCGATGAGTTCCGGCGGCGCCTCTGGGAGCGCGTGGCGTACGCGACGCGGTACGGCAAGGGCTGCTCGCTCACGGAAGCGCTGGAGCTGGAGGTGGGCGATCTGCACGCCTACTGCGCGGCGCTCGACGGGATCGTGAGGCAGGAGCAGCGGCGCTGACGGCGGGCGGGATGGTAGGCTCCGGGAGCGAGCATGGCGACCGAGTTCGACGTTGAAGCCGAGGTACGGCTCCGCACCGGGGCCTCCTCGGGGGCGCTGCGGGGGCTCTCCGATCAGCTCGGGCAGCTCGGGGACCGCATCCGCGGCACGCAGACGATCTTCGGCGGGATCGTCCGGAGCGCGCTCGCCTTCGGGGCGAGCTACGTGGGCGTGCAGGCGGTGACGCACGCCTTCCGCTCCGTGGTGGGCGGTGCGATCCAGTTCAACGCGGAGCTGGAGGGCACGAGGATCGGGCTCGCCTCGGTGGTGAGCGCCGTGGAGGGGCTCTCGTTCGAGCAGGCCACGAGGCAGTCGCAGGCAGCCTTTCACCAGCTCACGGACGACGCGCTACGGAGCACGGCCACCACGCAGGAGCTGTTCGGGATCTACCAACAGATTTACGGGCCGATCCGAGCGGCGGGCTCGGCGATCGAGGACGTGCGGGAGATCACAAACAACACAGTGGCGGCGGCGAGCGCGCTCAACGTGGACTTCAATCAGGCTTCCCGGGACATCAGCGCGATGCTCCGGGGCTCGGCGGGCCTGGACGTGAAGCTGTTCTCAATGCTGCGGAGCACGGGGGCGATCGCGGAGGACGCCGAGGCGTTCAACCGCCTCACGAGCGCGGAGCGGGTGACGCGGATCCGAGCAGCGCTCGGGCGCTTCACAGTGGCGGCCGACGCCTACGGGCGGAGCTGGGCCGGGATCACGTCGAGCTTCAAGGACATCGTGCAACAGCTCGGCGCCAAGGCGCTCGGGCCGGTGTTCGAGTCGCTCAAGAAGTTCATCGGCGGGATCAATGAGCGCCTGCTCCGCAACCGGAGCACGCTGGAGGCGAACCTGGAGGCGATCGGCACGCGAGTAGCGGCCGTGCTCGATCGCGTGTTCGGGCGGGCGCTCGACGGGCTCGACTACGTGCTCTCCCACTGGGACGAGATCGGCGACCGGATCCAGCACGTCGTGGAGCGGGTGAAGGCACTGATCCCGCACCTGATCACGGCGGCGAAGATCTACGCGGGCGTCTCGATCGCGCGCACGATGGTGGGAGGCGGCCTCCAGGCGGCCTCGGTGGCCACGGGCGCCGTCTCGATGGTCGGGCAGATCGGTGGCCTCCTCGGAGCTGGCGGCGGCGTGGCGGCTGCCGGAGGCGGCGCAGCGGCTGCCGGAGGTGCGGCCGGCGGCGGCATGGCAGCGCTCCAGGGCGTCTTCGCCTCGCTCTCGGCGGCGGCCGGTCCCCTCGCGATCATCCTGATCCCGATCGTCGGGCTCATCACGCTGATCGCCGACAAGTGGGAGGCGCTCTCGGAGGCGGCCGCTCCGTTCATCGAGATCCTGAGCGATGTGGGCGGGCAGTTCCTGGAGCTGCTCTCTGCTCTGTGGGAGCTGTTGAAGCCGCTCCTGGAGATCCTCGGGGCGCTCGTGATCCCGATCATCGCGCCCTTCGTTGCCGTGCTCGGGCTGCTCCTGATCGTGCTCAAGCCGATCCTCTGGCTGCTCACGAAGCTCGTGGAGGCGCTCGCCTGGGTGGCCGAGGCGGTGTGGACGCAGGTGGTGGAGCCGATCGTGGACGCCTTCATCTGGCTCTTCGGCGAGATCGGGAAGTGGATCTCGAACCTCATGGGGAGCGCGGAGGAGTTCCGCGACGAGTACCGGGGCGAGGTGACGGAGTGGGTGGACATCAGCACGGCGGCGCAGGAGGAGGAGCGGAGGCGGCTGGAGGGGCACGCGACGCAGGGGCAGCGGGCGCCGGAGGGGCGAGCAACGCACGTGACCGACATGCGGGGCTCGCGGATCACGGTGAAGCAGGAGTTCCGCGACGCCGATCCGGATCGTGTGGCGATCCAGATGATCCAGGACATCGCGCGGCAGGCCGAGCAACAGACCACCTCGGGCTTCGTGCCGGCCGTCACGCGGTAGACTGCACGCCATGGCGCAGGCACCCGCGTTCGAGATCGAGGAGCAGTCCGGCCAGCGCAGGCGCGTGGCGCTGCGGGGGCGAGCGCTGCCGAACCAGGGCGTGAGCTTCGGCGTACGCACGAGGACGCAGCGCACGTGGTACGCGGGCAACCCGGTGGCGACGCAGAACGTGCTCGGGGTGGAGTACGAGAACACCACGATCGAGGGGCGGTGGAGCGACCGGTACCTGACGGATCAGGTGGAGGTGCGGGGCTTCGATCCCGTGGTGCTTGCCGAGGATCTCGTGCGGATCTTCGAGGAGTTATGCCGCTCGGGGCAGCTCGTGCGGGTGCAGTGGGGCTCGCAGGTGCGCTTCGGTGTCGTGGCCTCGTTCGACCCCACGTGGATCCGGCAGGAGGACGTGAACTTCTCGGTCGAGTTCGAGTGGAGCGGCGCCGATCCGCTCGCCTTCGCGCCTCGTGCGGGCGCGGTGCCGGCGGAGGATCTGCCACTGCGCTCGGCGGCGGCGGCGGTGGACGACCGGATCCCGTTCGACCCGCCCGGGCTGATCCCGGATGTGAGGGCGCTGCTCCTCGATCGGATCAACCGGATCCGGGTGGGCGTGGGGCAGGTGTTCGACGGCCTGCGCGCGGCGCAGGGCGTGGCGCTCCTGCCGCTCACGGTGGTGGGGAGCGTGCTCACGGCGGCCGAGTCGATCCGCGTCGAGACGGAGGATCTGCTCGGGGACACGATGGACCGGGTGTACACGGGCTTCGTGCTCTCCGATCGCGTGCAGGACGTGTTCAAGGCGGAGAACTGGCGGCGCGATCTTGGGTTCCGCGCGAGCGGCCAGCGCACGGCGGCGCTCCGGCAGGGCAAAGCGCTGGTGCGCTCGGCGCGGCCCGGGGCGCTGGCGATCGTGAAGCTGCCGGAGGCGATGACGCTGCGCGGGGTGGCGCTTCGGTACTACGGGGACGCCGATGGCTGGCAGGCGATCGCGGACGTGAACGGCTTCGATCGCTCGCTCCTCGAAGCCGGCACGCTCGTGGTGATCCCTCCGCGCGAGGGGCGACCGGCGGTGCAGACGCGATGACTGTGCAGCACCCGAGCGCGGTGGTGACGCTCTGGCTGCGGGTGGACGAGGGGGCGGACACGGCAGCGCTCACGGCGAGGCTCACACAGAGCAGCGGCACCACGGCAGGCGCAGCGGTGCCTGCGCAGGCCTCGGCGGCGCAGCGCACGGGCGAGGGCACGGCCTCGGTGGCGCAGCGGATCGCGGATCTCCTGGACCAACAGCGGGTCGTGGAGCGGGCGCCGGCCGACAGCTTCGAGGGCGGCGAGGCCACGCGAGCCTCGCTTCTTGCGGTGGTGCGGGAGCAGCTCGATGAGGCGCGGGCGATGCAGACGGGGCTCGGCGACGAGGGGCGGGCGCCGGAGTGGATCTCGGGGCTCTCGCCCGACGGGCGGTACGTGCGCGGGGGGATCCTCCCGCGGAAGGTGGAGATCGAGCGCAACGGGATCCGGGAGGCGGACACGGCGGCGCTGGAGCTGAACTGGTCCGACGTGCCGTTCGATCCTCGCCTCGTGCGAGCGTGCGGCGTGGAGATCATTCTCGGCACGGTCGATCCGAACGCCTACAGCTCGGGCATGCGCGGCGCGGTGAGTCGCATCACCGGGCAGCTCTCCTCGGTCGTCTCGCAGAGCCCGGCGGCGGTGCTCGGCGAGCAGCACGCCACGCGCTTCGTGGGCTGGGTGGATCAGTGGGAGGTGGCGTACGACGCGGAGGAGGGCGACACGGTGAAGCTGGAGTGCCGGGACATGACGGCGCTCCTGATCGACACGCCCTTTGCGGGCACCGGGATCGATCTCTCGCTCCCGATCGATGAGGGCGTGCGGCGGCTGCTCGCGGAGTACCCGACGGTCGCGGGGATCCCGGTGTTCTTCGGCGACGCGGGCGATCCGGCGCCGGGCGTGCCTCCGGTGCCGGCGGCGGCACTGCCTCCGGCGCGGCGCGCGCGGCGCGGGCGCACGGCTCGGGCAACGCGGAGCGGCGATCAGAAGATGACGCTCTGGGACCACATTACGGACGTGTGCGTGCAGGCCGGGCTCGTGCCGCTCGTGCGCGACTACCAGCTCCGGATCGTGAACCCGCGGACGCTCTACGTGGGGGCACATGGGGCGCCTAGCCCGCGGCGGCTCGTGTACGGGCGCAACCTGGAGCAGCTCTCCTTCGCGCGGAAGCTCGGCGGGACGAAGGTGCCCACGGTGGAGGTGCGCTCCTACGATCCGACGCTTGGGCGCACGCGGTGGGCGCGGTGGCCCGTGCCTCCGGGGGCTCCGCAGGCCGGGATCTTCGGCGTCGTGAACCCGCCCAGGGCGCTCCGGCCCAACGAGGTCACCCCGAGCGGCAGCCGGCCCGACGAGCGCATCAACACCTTCACGATCCGCTACGGGGGCAACGAGGTGGTGCTCGCGGCGGCGGCGCGCGCGCTGTTCGAGCAGATCGGGCGGCAGGAGATCGAGGGCTCGCTCTCGACCACTGTGATCACGAGCGAGAGCGGCGAGCGCGGGGATCTGCTCTCGCTCGTGGCGGGCGATGCGGTGGAGCTGCTCGTGGCGGCCTCGCCCGAGGCCGAGGCGGAGGCCTCCTCCACGGCCGAGCAGATCGAGGGGCTCGGGCGGCGCGCACGAACGGCGTACCTGCGGACGCTCGGGTGGGAGCAGGAGGTGGCCGAGCGTTTCGCTGCGCTCCAGGAGGCGGCGCAGTTCCAGACCACCTTCCGAGTGGCCAACGTGCGGCTGCGGCTGGACGACCAGGGGCTCTCGGTCGAGATCGATTTCATAAACTACATCGTGGTCCGCGAGGACGCGGCGGCGGGCGTCTCGGAGAGCGCAGCGGAGACGGCCACGGATGCGGCGCCGAGCCCGGAGGTGGACGCGCTCGTGCGGGGGCGGCACGACGAGACGGCGAACGATCTGCGCCGGGTATCGCGCCTGCGGCGCATGCTCACGGCGTGGCGTGAGGCGGGGATCCTCTCGGAGGAGACGTACCAGAACCGGCTCGGGATGCTCCAGGAGGTCGAGCGCGACCGGATCCGAGCGGTGCAGAGGGGCGCATGACGATCGGCAAGGCCACGCGGCGGCGGCTCGATGCGGGACGGCTCCGGAACCTCGTGGGAGGGCCGGGCGCCGACCCCCGCGTGTGGGTGCTGCTCGGGCGAGTGGATGACGAGCCGGACGCCGTGCGCTTCGACGTGGGCACCGGGTGGGTGGCCGACTGCACGATCACGAGCCCGGAGCTGGGCGGTGAGGGCCCGATCCCGTGCCGGGTGGCGCAGAGCTACGGCGGCCAGCTCCAGGGACGCCTGGAGCCCGTGGCGCGCGGCTGCGAGGTGGTGCTCGTGCTGCCGAGCGCCGACACGGGGGGGCCGGTGATCGTGGGGTACCTCGCGAACCCCACCGACTGCGCGGTGCCGACGCAGGTGAACGGGGTGGCGATCACGGAGGCGCTGGCGCTCGGTACGCACGTGCTCGTGTCGCCGGGTGACGTGCGGTGGCAGGTGGGGGCGCTGCTCCAGCTCACGGCTGTCCTGACCGAGCTGGCGGCCGCAGGGGCGACGCAGCCGTTCGTGCGGGGCGAGGCGCAGCGGGCGAGCCTCGACGCCCTCCTGGAGGCGCTGCGGGCCTGGACGGTGGCCGTCTCGGGGGCACTCTCGGCGGCCGGGTTCCCGATCGTGGCGGCGCAGGCGGCCTTCGCCGGCCCGGCGCCTCCGAACGCGATCGACACCGCGAAGGCGGGGCTCTCGGCGGCCCTCTCCACGCGGATCCGGGGCGAGTAGAGGAACGGAGGGGGGTGTTCGTCAGTGGGGCGCGCGAGTGGGGATCGACAAGCACTTCACGGCGCTCTCAAACGTGGAGGTGGCCGAGGCGGCCTGACGCGCCCTCGCCTCCGAGCGGGCCTGCGCCCCCATCGCTCCGGCGGTGGGGGCGCTCGCGCGTGGTAGGCTGCTCGGCGATGCCGGCGACGATGCAGATCGATCAGGCGGGGTTGCCTGCGGGCGTCCCGGGGTTCGCGCGCTCGGATGGGCTCGACACCGGGGCGCTCGTGACGGTCACGAACACGGGGGGCGGGAGCACCACGCTCGTGCAGCTCCTCGACGTGCCGGACGGCGCGGCGGGCGCCGAGGCCACGTTGGCGCAGACGGGGCCGAACACCTGGACGTTCTCGCCGACGGTGGGCGTGCCGGCGACGGGAGTGGGCTACGGTTCGTACCGCATCGAGCTGATCGTAGATGCCGGGCTGCCCACCGAGAGCCGGCAGATCCGGTGGTTCGGGATCCGGCTCCCGTCGAGCGGGCTCCTGATCCCGGCCTGGAACGGGCGATCAAACGCGCGGGCCTCGCGCGTGGCGCTCACGGGCGCGGTGGACGCCTCGGAGTTCAACGAGCCGAGCACCATGTACCCGCTCGGCGAGCCTCGCGGCTGGGGCCTGCCGCTCCGAGAGCTGTTCCTCGCGGCCGAGGGTGTGGCGGGCGGCGGCGAGGTGCTGTTCCGGTGGAACGGCGTGGACGTGTCGCAGTTCAAGGCGGCGGTGAACATCGAGACGTGGCCGAACCCGGGCGCTCCGGCAACGCTCGTGGTGCTCAACGACCCGCAGATCGGCAACCTGCTCCGGTTCGAGACGACCCGAGCAGGCAGCGCGGGCGGCGGCGACGTGGCGATCTGGCTCATCAACCAGAGCTTCCCGCAGATGGATCTGAACCAGTATCGGTACGTGATCCGAGCGCGGATCATCCAGGTCGCTCCGGCCGGCGGCGCGGGCGCGGCGTACGGCGGCTTCGCGCACCTCTGCACGGACGCGGGCGGCCCGAATCAGTTCGGGTTCGTGCACACGGTGGCGGGCGCGGGCGCCTCCTCGTGGCGCAGGCGGATCGAGGCGGGCGCGCAACAGGGCGACGGCTCGACGGAGACGGCGGCGGTGCCTCCGGATGAGATCGCGGAGGTGGAGCTGATCGCGCGCCACGATGTGAGCGTCCCGCCGGGCGAGCCGGACTTCATCCTCGGGGCGAGTTACCGCGGCAACGCGGGCACGGTGGCGGGGAACACGTACCGGCAGGCGGCGATCGGCGCTGGCGCGTTCGGGCCGAACTGGGATCTCCAGACGCTCGATCGGATCGGGCTCGCGCTCCAGGAGGCCGGCGGTGGAGCACCCGCTGGGCAGATCACGATGGACATCGCCGACCTCGCGGTGATCCGACACCCGATCGATCGGTAGGCCGCTCGTGCCGGTCCTCGTAATCATCCCGCCCGCTCCGCCGACCGGCGAGACGCCGACGGACTGCGACTCGTGCGGCGCCGGCTATGGGAGCGGCGGCTGGGGCGCGGGCCCCTTCGGTGGCGGGTGGGGGCTCGGGATCGATGACACGATCACGGAGACGCGGCAGACGGCGCTCAACGCGATCGACGTGTCCTTCTGCGGGCTGCCGCTCGCGCGCAACGCGGGTGGGGCGACGGACGCGCTGAACCCGCTGAACTGGGCGCTGTTCCTCCTGGAGCCCTTCGGCGCAGCCGTGCCGCTCGTGCAGGCCGTGGAGCGGATCTCGGCGAGCGTGCTCCGGGTGCTGTTCGATGCGCCGCTCGCTACGGGTGCGCGCTACACGCTGGTCGTGAGTCTCGGGATCGAGGACGTGTACGGGATCACGATCGACCCGGACTGCAACGAGGTGGAGGTGGAGGCGCTGCTCGGGGCAGCGCGGGTGGATCCCTCGATCGCGGCGGCGGGGCCGGACTACGAGACGGATCTCTCGAACCCCTTTGTGCCTCGGGATGCGCTGCGGCCTCAGTTCCCGGCGCTCGGCACGCTCCAGGTGACCGACTCGGGCGACTACGCACTGGAGATCTCGCAGGAGGCCTACCTGCGCAAGCGGATCCTGCGGAGGGCGACGACGGCGGTGGGGGGCTTCGTGCTCGCCCCGGAGTACGGCTTCGCGCCTGGGCTCAAGACGCGCGTGACCACGTCGCTCCTGCGGCGGCTCCAGGCCTCGGCGCTCGCGCAAGTGCGGCTGGAGCCGGACGTGCTGGAGGCGAGCGTGGCGGTGACGGAGGACGCGCCCGGGCTCGTGTCGATCCGGATCCGCGTGGTAGATCGCTCGGGGACGGAGATCGTGGCCACGGTCCCGGTGCGGTTCGGAACGTAGGAGGCGCGCGGTGCCGGATCTGCCGACGAGAGCGGAGCTGTTCGAGATCGGCGCGGCCGAGGTGCTCACCCGTGCTGCGGCGCGGCCGCTCGGGGAGCGGATCTCCGAGGAGGCCGTCTTCACGGAGGGCAGCGACATCAACGTCCTCGTGAACACGGGCGCGGCGCTCGCCGAGGAGGTCATGCGCCAGCTCGGGCTCCGGATCGAGGTGCTCTTCCTCGACGGCGCCACGGGGGCGGATCTCGACCGGCTCGTGGCGGACCGCTTCTCGCCGAGCATCGTCCGCAAGGCGGCCACGCCTGCGCTCGTCACGCTCTCGCTCTCGCGCGGCTCGGGGAGCCTGCCGGCGGTCACGATCGCGATCGGCACGCGCTTCCGCAGCTCCACGGGGATCGAGTACACGACGCTCGCGGTGGCCTCATTCGCGGCGGCCTTCGCGGGGACCGTCACGGTGCCGGCGCAGTGCGTAACGGCGGGCACGAGCGGCAACGCGGCGGCGGGCACGATCACGGCGCCCTCGGAGCCGCTCTCGGATCCGGCAATCGTGGTGACGAACCCGGAGCCGGCGGCGGGGGGCGACGACTCGGAGAGCGATGCGAGCCTGCGCGAGCGGGCTCGGGCGTTCTTCCGCACGGCCCGGCGCGGCACGCTCTCGGCGATCGAGTTCGGCGCGCTCTCGGTGGCGGGCGTGCGGAGCGCCTCGGCGATCGAGGAGCTGGACTCGGGCGGGAACCCGACGGGGCGAGTGGCGCTGTTCATCGCCGACGCGCTCGGGCAGGCGAACTCGGCGCTCGTAGCGGCCGTGCGCTCGGCGCTCGTGGAGTATCGGGCGGCGGGGATCATCGTGGACGTGTCGGCGGCGGTGCCGAACTACGTGCCGATCGAGTACCTCCTACGCTTCGCGGCGGGCGTGGACACCACGGCGGCGGCGGACACCGTGCGGTTCGCCACGGTGGCGGCGGTGAATGCGCTGGCGCCGGGCGAGACGCTCCCGGTGAGCCTGCTCTTCTCCGTGGCGCGATCCGTGGCGGGGGTGATCGTGCTGGACGATGCGGTGGTGGAGCCCGTGGGCGATCTCGTGCCGGCGACCGGGCAGGTGATCCGGACGCGCGCGGATCTCGTGAGCTTCGTCTAGGAGCGCGCGCATGGCCTACGAGCCGATCACGGCGGAGGAGCTGCGCGAGGTGTGGCGGCGGCTCGTGCCGCGGAGCTACTCCGTGCCGCTGGAGCAGGAGAGCAACGGCGCCGGCTTCGATGGCGTCTCGCAGCTCACCGAGCAGCTCGGGCGGGCCTCGGAGGCGGTGGCGGTGACGACGCAGGCGTACTACCTGCGCCAGCACTCGGAGCAGGCGCGGCCCCCGGCGGCGGGCGAGCGGCGCGCGCTCGTGAGCGTGGAGGTGAGCCGCACGGCGCCGGCCGACTACCCGATCGTGTTCGGAGCGGACCCGGTCGAGCTGGACGCAACGAGGCGAGACGGGCGGGGGGAGGAGCAGGACGCCGGGCGCTTCCGGATCATGGAGGCCTACGAGGAGGAGCCCACGGTGGCGGGCAGCACGGCGCTCGTGCTCGTGTTCGCTGCGGGCACGTTCGTGCCCGGTGAGCACGTGGGGCGGCTGATCCGGGTGGGCTCGGGCGAGGCGGAGACGCGGACGATCGTGGCGAACACGGCGACGACGATCACGCTCGATACGGCGCTCGCGGCGGCACCGGCGGTGGACACGCTCGTGCGGATCTGGACTTCCTCGATCCCGTTCGGCGCGCTCGGGCCGGTGGTGCTCCAGGTCGAGTGCACGCGAGCGGGCTACCAGGGCAACGTCGCTGCCGGCTCGATCGAGCGCTTCACGGCGCGCGGCGAGGCGCTGATCGCGGGCACCATGCTCGCCGGCAACATCTTCGAGGACGGCGCGGCGCCGAGCGATCGGCTCTCACTCGGGATGCCCGGGCAGTACGCGCGGATCGTGACGGGGGCGGGCGCCGGGAGCACACCGAGGCGGATCCGGAGCGTGACGCAGGGCTCGCCGGCCTCGACGGCGCTGCTCGACGGGGCGCCGCTGCCGCTCGGGGCGGCCACGGTGGAGGTGGTGGAGTTCGCCGATCTCGGGCTCTCGGTGGAGCAGCCCGAGGCGGCCACAGGAGGCCGGCATGGGTGGCTC